CCCTCAACAACCTTATCTTCGTAGACCCCACTCAAGTCTCTGTCCCCGATCTCATAGACAGAAACCCTTGGGGCGTAGTCCGTACACTACCTGGCACAAAACCAGGAGACGGCGTCTTCATAGCGCAGATCCCAGACGTAACGAAGGGACACATGCAGGACATTGCCGCCATGTCCGAACTAAAACAAAGAGTATCATCAGCCTCAGACGCACAACAGGGTATGCCCACATCAGACGGCGTTCGAACTGCCACAGAGATACAACGCCTCACTCAACTCGGATCTCAACGTCTGGGCGTATTAGCCCGTGTCATGTCAGCCACCACCATCCGACCTATGGTACGGATGATGGTTGCCAATATACAAGACAGTTTAGCAATGGAAGGCTCAATTAAAGTTGATGGTCAGAATATGCCCAACCAATTAACGGGCTTAGTAGAGGACGGCTACCTCGATTACGACGTATCTAAAGACCTACAGGGCGACATAGACTACCTTGTCATAGACGGAACACTCCCTCTCGAACCCACACGAAACGCCGAAGCATGGATGAACATGCTTCAAATCATGGCGCAAACGGGTCTTAACATGGAGTACAACGCAGGACAAATAGCCGAGGAAGCCATCAGAGCTATGGGTATAAGTGATCTTGACCGCTTCCGTATATCAAAACAGCAGATGCAACAGGAAGGGCCATCTCCCTCCCAGCAAATGCAACTCATGGAAAAGATGCGTGGAGCGTCTGTCCAACCCAATGAGAACATTCAAAAAGAAGTAAGCAAGGGAAACTTAGTGCCACTTAATCAAGCGAGGGGAAATGAGCGATAAAAAAGAAATATTAGGATCTCTAGTAGACGGAAAGGTCGTTGACTTCGTAACCGAGGTAGAACGCATACAGCAACTAGAACTAGATGCCCGTCACAAAGAACAAAAGAGCGACGTAAGCCAAGTCAAAGACATGATTAAAGAACTTGAAATCCGTGTCGCCGAACTTGAGGGCGCACAAAATTCAGTCAATCTGGACGACAAGTATGCCCTTACTAAGGCAAAATTGGTCAGGTTAATGAAAGAAATGGGGTACTACGACTAATGGCAGAAACGCAACCCACATCAGAACAGATACGATTTCGCTCATCTAAGACAGGCGAACATAATCTCGACACTTATATGGAGAGTATCGAGAAAGGAACACGCTCCCTCTACGATCTTATAGGCGACCTTTTTGACGATAGTGGTGTCTTTCGTGTAGCCAACTTCGAGTTTCGTTTCGATGCCTCGACAGACAAGCTCCAAGTAAGAGTAGGTAACTTCTCAAACAGTACCTCTGGTTGGTCAGACCTCACAACCTTCTTCAGCATAGAAGGAACATTCTCTAGCTCAACATCCTACAACAACTTCGATATAGTCACCCTATCCACCAAGGACGTATACATAGTCCACGGCTTATCATCAGCCGCAACATTCGCAGACGAAGCGGCATTCATCTCCTCATCCAACACAGAGAAAATAGTAGACGTATCAGAAGCAAAGAACTGGGCGATCAAAACAGACGGACAAGTCTCCTCAACAGACTACTCATCAAAGGCATGGGCAATCGGTGGCACGGGCGTAACAGACACAGCCTCTAAAGGCGCGGCAAAAGAGTGGGCAACAAAGACGTCGGGGACAGTCGACGGATCAAGTTACAGCGCGAAACATTGGGCAACAACAGGCAACGTCGCCACAGTATCGTCTGGCATATCCAACATCAACACAGTCGCGGGAGCAATAGCCAACGTCAACACAGTAGCAGGGGTTTCTACATCCGTAGGATTACTCGGCACAAGTGATGCAGTTGCCGATATGAATTTATTAGCGACATCAGGCAATATTACATCCATGTCGAACCTCGGAACGTCCACTAACGTAACAAACATGGCTAATTTAAATGCTTCTGGCGTCATTACCAACATTGCAAACCTCAATGCCAGTGGTGTTATTACGAACATGGCGAACCTAAATGCGAGTGGAGTTATAGCGAATATTGGTACTACGGCTGGAATAAGTAGTGAAATTGCAACTGTAGCTGGGATAAGTTCGGCAGTTTCGAATGTTTCTGGGATCTCGTCTGCAATATCCACAGTCAACACTAACATTGCAAAAGTACAAGCCACTGCAAATGATCTATTGGAAGCGACATCTGAAATAGATACAGTAGCAAATTCGATTGCAAACGTGGATACAGTCGGCGCGGCAATTTCAAACATCAACACAGTAGCGACACACATCAGTGGCGTTAATAGTTTTGCAGACCGATATCGTATTTCTTCGTCTGCACCGACGTCTTCACTAGATGTAGGAGATCTATATTTTGACACGTCTGCCAATGAGCTAAAGGTTTATAAATCATCTGGTTGGGCGGCGGCTGGATCAACAGTCAACGGAACATCACAACGATACACCTATAATATAAGCGGAACGCCAACGACTGTTTCAGGCTCAGACGTAAATGGCGCAACTTTAGGATACGACGCTGGATACGCAGATGTTTACTTGAATGGTGTTCGATTATCTAGTGCAGACATAACAATCTCATCTGGCACGTCTGTAGTCTTTGCATCAGCATTAGCAAATGGAGACGTTGTGGACGTGGTTGCATACGGCACATTCAACGTCGCCTCTATAGACGCTGGCAATTTGTCGGCAGGATCAATTCCAAACGCAAGGTTTCCTGCAACATTGCCTGCTATTAGTGGAGCTAACCTCACCAACTTAGATGCAAGTGATTTGGCTAGTGGTACAGTTCCAATAGCAAGACTTGGATCTTCAGGCACAAAAGACAGCACCACGTTTCTTCGAGGTGACAACACATTTGCCGTTGTAGACACAACAAACGCATCAAATCTTTCAACTGGCACAGTTAACATAGCAAGACTAGGAACCTCTGGAACAAAAGATTCAACTACCTTCCTTCGAGGTGACAATACTTTTGCTGTAGTAGATACAACTAACGCATCCAATCTATCAACAGGTACATTGCCAAATGCCAGATTATCGTCTGTACCTAACTCAGCTTTAGCTAACTCTTCCATAACAGTTAATGGTTCCGCTATCGCCTTGGGTGGTAGCGTCACAGTTGAAGTTGATTTCACATGGGAGACCAAAACGTCTGCCTTCAACGCTTCAGCTAATAAGGGTTATTTTGTAGATACAACAAGCGGTGCAATTACAGCGACACTTCCTGCGAGCCCCTCTGCTGGAGATACGATTAGATTTATAGATCTGAGTGCTACTTTTGATAGCAATAATCTTACAGTTGCAAGGAATGGAAAGAAGATCCAGGGGGATGCAAGTGATATGACTGTAGCAACAGAGAGGGCTGGTTTTGCCTTGGTTTTTTCTGGTGACACTCAAGGCTGGTTGATGATGGAGAAATAATATGAGTACATACGAAGGAAATAGATATAATTTTAATGGTGCAAATCTGACAGCACTAAACGGAAGCAACATAGCAAGTGGTACAGTACCAAATGCTAGAATAACCTTAGATGCTTCAGAGATACCTGACCTTCCAACTTCAAAAATAACGTCAGGAACTTTTGATAACGCTAGATTATCAAGTGGGTCAGTAACACAACACGTTGACCTATCTAATTTATCAGCATCAAACCTAACGAGTGGGACAATGCCAGATGCTAGATTTCCAGCTACCTTACCAGCAGTTAGCGGAGCAAACCTAACAAGTATGTCAGTAGCATCTTCTGTTGGCTCTTGGTCGCCAAGTATTAATTATCATAGTTGGAGTTTTCATCAAGCTAGATATGTTAAAGTTGGAAGAATATGCTTTGTTAGTCTTTACTTTCAATGGACAGCTAGTGGTGGTGGTGGTGGTGATGAAGCTGTTTATATGAGTGGGTTGCCTTTTACTTCTTGGAATAGTGGTAATCCTATTGGGCAAGGTTCTTATTATGGGTCTTATGATGAAGGTCAATGTTTGGTTATGGCAAATTCAACTGCTATGGATTTCTTGTCGAATGGTAATGGACAAAGGGTTATTAATGAACACAACTCAACTGGGGGTTTATGGAACAGGTCTAAAACTTTATACCCTAGTTATCTGGGTTCTGAATATAGATATTTTTATGCTGAATGTACTTATATAACTGCATCATAGGAGAGAAAAAATGGCTACAAAATATGAAATAAATAAACACGAATTTTCAGTAGATGTTATGAGGGTATCTGATGGTCATTCTTGTGGTTTTATGCCAAAGAATGTTTGGGAAGATATGGGTTCAACATATCAAGGAGATATTCTTTACACTACCCAGCACCAAAATGATGGGCTTATACCAGATGGCAAAAAGGTTGGTGATGTTTTTGTTCCTGGAGATACATTACCAGAGGGAAAAAAGGTTGGTGATGTCAAGGTTGCCGCTAAAGGCTGGCAAGAAGAAGATTATGATTGGGATGCAGAATTAACTAGGGTCT